GTATTTGCCAATCAACAGGCATTTTAATAGTACTGTTTCCTATCTTTAATACAAGTGCAGGACTGTTAAATGATTCCAAAAAGATTAATGGGATATAATGATAATCTACGTTTTGTGGATTACTGTTATCTAGTATCGCAAAACGCAGGTCATCAATTTCTTCGGGAAGTGTTTCTAGGTTATAGAATTCGTTATCAAGTGTTAATATTCTCATGTTGTTATTCTATCACATTCTTATCTATATGTCAATTTTTCTACGTCAAACGGGTAATTGGCCTCTTTATAAAAAGCCTTACGTTGAGTTAAATGACGTTTGGCAAACTTACAACTACTAGTTATGTCATAGATTTGTACGTGGTCTTTATCTTCTGCCTTACGAATTCCTCGACCGATGCTTTGGATAACACGGACGAATGATTTTCCAGGTTCAATGAGAACCAGATTAAAAATACGAGGTATATTGATACCAACAGCAGCCACACCATATGTTGCCACAATAATTTTATTACTTGCGGTTGCAACTTCGTCATATTCTTCTTTCCTTTCGTTCATATTAGTAGCACCGCTAACAAACACACTACCGGGTAATCTACTGACAATCTCTTTTCCTGCATTAACTCTATCTACTAGAATCAATGTGTTACCGGTATCATTAATACCGCTAATTAAACTAGCAATCTTGTCCAATCGTTCACTATCTTCTAACAAATGTTTTAATTCACTTTGATAGTTAGTAAACTCTTTTCCATCTTGTAATTGCATAATATTAACATAACACCTAGCCAATACACCCTGATCCTGTAATTCACTTGCACTTAGTTTACCAATAACATTGCCTAAACTGACATAGATGCTTTGTGCTTCAAACTTTGCTTTAGGAATAGTTCCGGTTAGTCCCCACCGAATGGGCACTTTGCTGAACACCCCTGTAAGCAATGTTTTTAGTGCGTCTGCTTTTGCCATATGAACTTCATCAACCATGACACAAACAACACCTTCAATGAAGTCACCAATATCAACTTCTGCTTCACCTGCTTTTGTTTTCTTAAGCATATTATTAAGACTTTGCCAAGTACAGATTGTATGTGTCTTATTGTATTCTTTGCGATCACCAAAATATACACCCACATCTAAACCTAGATTAATGTAATCCGCTTCTGTTTGTGTTACTAGTGACTTGTTTGGAACAATTACAATACTACGACCATACTTCTCAACGCTATTAGATAGTGCGGCAGTCATCAATGTTTTACCTGCACCTGTAGCAATCTCTTGCAATGATTGCGGGTTCTCTAAGAAATTGTTTACAATACTAATTTGATAATCACGCAACTCTACGGGTGTACCTTCTTTAGGATGACCTTTAGGCCAATTCTTATGTTTGAATGTATCCTCGGACACTTTGTCAAATGTAAAGGTTGTTGTATAATCTCTTAAATCATCTAGCTCAATGTCATATCCTGCATTGTCCAGGTAAGGAAGTATTTCAGGAAGTAGATTGATATAAGTACTGCCTGCTAAACTAAAATAGCTTACCTTACCATTCCATCTACCTAAACGTACTGCAGGTAGATAACGTGCACCGGGTATTTCGTACTCAAACATTTTCATCAGTGCTTTACGCTCTGATAGTTCAAGACCTTCAATCTTTACATTCACCTCGTCTTTGACGATTATTTTACATTGTTTCATTCTTTTCCAAGTTAACTGGTTGACTGTTTACCACATTGATTACCTTTGCTGTATTAGCATGATCCATATCACTTATCAATTTGAATTTGATTACTACTGGAAACTTGTACTTGCTTGTATTATCGTGTATCATCATTCTTCCAGAATCATTATAACGTATCCCTGCAATTTCCAATGCTTGCTTTAACTCAGTTTTACACTTTATGTTAGTTGACAATCCTATTCCGGATACTGTAACATAATCACATTTGATGTTTTTTAACCAAGGTACAATATCACATATGTTTGACAATTCTACTTTGGGATTATATGAACCAGCAAATCTTTCTTCATCCGTTAATAAAATAGTTTCATCTATATCTATACCATAGCGTACTAATTCAGCTAATGTTGTTAATTCTGTGTTTAATTTAATATGTTGTATAGCGTTATCCAATGCAGAGTTAGTACATGTTATCATATAATTACCGTTAACACAAACTAATGTGGGTGTCCAGTATTTTACATCCTTGTAATACTCTTGTTGATTTAATATTTTCTTAACATTATCGCTATATCTAATTTCAGTGAAGAAAATTACAGTCATACGTAATGCTAGTTTTAGTGAAAAGGTACTCAAATCAGCAATGTAGTATTTATTGATATTATCCCATACAAAACTAGATTGACTGAGTGCCCTAAATGCTGTAATAAATGCTTTATTATAAGGTGTCTTTAGTATGATATTGTCATCAACAATACCAATATGAGCGGATGTGTATTCATCAGTGGTTTCTACTATAAGTGTTTTCCAAGGAAGGTTTAATAATTCCTTAATAAACATTTGATTTTTCACAAATTGACGTTCATATTTTTCAATAAGTTTATCAACCAAATTTGATTGATTACTAGTGATACGTTGTTTAGATACAGTGATTTTTTCAAGGTTTTGAAGGAAGCGAATATCATACCTACTTAGTCTTAAGTTAGCAACCATGTAGTATATAAGCTGTTCTTTATTATTCAATTCAATCATTTATAAATTATACAACAAATAAAACAAAAAATCAATAAAAAAGGAGAGACCGAAGTCTCTCAAAGTGATTAACGAAGGAACAAAAAACTCTTAACGAAACGGGCTTATTGACATTGCCGTTACGCACACTGCAGGGGTTATGCTTTCATACAAGTTGTCTTAGCAAGATTCTGCCAGTTGCCGGGACTGATCTTCACTAAGTCTGCAATCTTTAAACACATACGCAAGGACACTTCACGCAATTTAGTATGATTGTCCCACATGAAGTTAATCACAGTTTGTGATTGTTCTTCATTAAAATCATAATCCTTAAACAAGCCACCATCAGCATCACGATGTACCTGTTTGATACGCAACATCTTGTCACGATCACCATCAATAGTCAGGTCCAGAAAGTGACAACGTGATTGCAATGCTTCTAAGTGATCCTGCAATTTCTTAGACTTCAAGTTGCCGAATTTCAAGTTAGTGATAAAGATAGCACTACCATTGAAGTTGAAAGTATTTGGGATACCTTCTTCACGCAACAAACGACTGTCAGAGTTCCAGCAAATTCTACGTGTCTTACCTGAATCAAGTGCGGCCTTCAGAATGTTCAAACTCAAGTCATCAGTAAAAACACTATCGCAATCATCAAAAATCAATACGTTCTTAGTGTCCGAATACTTGTACAGTTGAGTATACAAACCCAATGCTGTCATAGCACCTTTAACAATTTGAAAACGCACACGCTTGCCTGCAAGTTTGTCAAACATACTTGCTTTCTCCATTTGTGTCTCAACACCATATGACTTGCCGACACCGGGCGGGCCTGAAACAATCATAGCACGGATATCACCGTTGATACAGGCACGTGACATTTCATCAAGGACCTCAAAACGTGTAGCAATACGATCCATTGCTTCTTGTTCTGATTCTTTCACAACTTCTTTCTTAAACTCTACTACAGCATTAGCCATAACTTTATCTCCATTTAAAAATTCAATATTATCAATCGCATCTACTAAGATTTTAATCTCAGCACTACGACCGGGGAACTGACCATCATTTTTAACAGTCACATAACTACCTTTTTTACTTGTCTGAAAACCCTTGACAAGTGTAAACACTTCACCTACAACTGCTTCATTACGATATGAACCTGACAAAATACGAACTGTAGACATAGCTTCTCCTGTGTGTTAATCAATCAATACAAGTATTATAGCACGAATGCCATTTATTGTCAAATTATGCTACCTTGCGAAAATACATATAGGGCAAGCCCAATGTATAACACAGGTACTCATCATCACCCTGAGTGTTCTCAGCTTCGTGGATCCAGCGGATAGCTGTAGCACGGTCCTTAGCACCTGAAAACATCAGGTCACTGATACGTTTCTCAAAAGAAAAAATTGCATGTTGTTCTGACGCAACACGGATCTTTTCTTCGGCTTCAATAGCTACACCAAGGCCTTCAAACTCAGCTTCAAAATCTTCAAGGGCCCAGTGTGAGGTGTCAACACCGCGGGGGCGAACACCGTAAGCATCCTTGTACATGTCCCAGTAAAGTTCTCGGGCTTGTTCTAATTGTGTCAACTCTTCCCAAGATTTGAATTCTGTAGTCATTTCTAAGTCCTTTTCTTTACTGTCTAAGATTCTATTATAGCAGAAAGTCCATTTATTGTCAAATTTTGGCTATCAAACTAGCATGGATTTCGTTCATTTCCGACTGCTCTACATAGAAATCGGATCTAGGATCATAGTATTGGCCTTCACTGTTGTCATAATACAACACTCTTCCGGAGAAATTGAACGGTCCTTCTAATCCGTTACGTGGACCATATTTAGTACGCATGTCGTCCATTTGATACTTATCTGCAACAACTTTGTAACCCATAAAGCCCTTTTAACTGAATAAGACTCTATTGTATAGCCAAATCCATTTAATGTCAAATTTAGGCTAATGACCAATTCAGTAACTGATAGTATTGTAATTCATCGTATTTTTTAGGATGGTATGTTCCTTCAATACGCAAATGTTCATTAGTAAACATTTTATCCCAAATATGTTTCAATGGATTCTTTGGTTCAATACTAATCATATGTGCATTGCCATTACTATTTTTTAACCAATATTCAAACTGTTTTGTACGTTTATTACTTTTATAAAAACTTGTTATAGGTGTCAATGTAGTGATTTGCTTAAGAGGAGGTGAATCAAAAGTAGCTAAGTCTAATTTAACTTCTCTTTTAAATGAATCAAATTTAACATCATACTCATAGAATTCAGGCAATCTAAAAATAATAGGTAACAGTTCTTCTGTAATTTTTTTATCATTACCATGAATAAATGTATTTAGGTCTTGTCTATATTTTGATAGTTTAATACCTTTAAGAGACCATAACATAATCTTTTTACTGAAGTAATCTCTAATTTCATTAGCACGAATTCTGTCAGATTCTTCTACCCTTCTGAACAAGTTATCATCTAAAAGGCTAGTGATACCCATGTAGTGTGTACTCTTATCCTTGTTATCACGTAGACGTTTCCATGCAACACTTAATGCTAATACATCTTCGGTTGATTCAATGACTTCATACCGTTTAACATAGTCACTTCTATGGATGTTTTTAAATAAGCCATTAAGATAACTATCATCCATTGTAATAGATGAGGTTGATAATGGTGATATACTTAATCCAGTTCCACCACCGGTACCGTTCAATGTTATTGTGTTACTACTGTATGTATTATTAGCCAATTGTTATGTCCTCCATACCGGCTGCCCTCAATCTAACAATATGACCCAACATAAAGTTTTTTGATTCTAGTGCCTTCATTATACCTAACCAACGATTTCTTAGTAATGCTACTTCATTGATAAGTGTTTCAAAATCTACTACTTCATCTTCACCATCAACATATTTTTCAGCATCACGGCTTGTCAATGCTCTATTATACGCTTCTAAGTATTTTTGAAAATGTTTTCGGCGAATTTTCCGTAATTGAATGTTGAGATAGTTTAATACTGCTTCTATCTCTTGTAGTTGATTAAAACGATGTTCGGTTACTCCGGGTAATGCGGCAATGTTTTTTTCAACATTGCCGTATACCTTTACCTCACTTTTTGCAGATAATAATTCATTCTCACAATGAGAGATGAAATCGGGTATCACAGCTAGATTAGTTGTGATCCTTGTGTACCAATTTGACATTTAATCCCATTCTTCTTGGTCTTCGTCTTCATCATATTCTTCGTACTCTTCACCATCATGTTGGTCAGTATAACCTTTTAATGCTTTAAGTACTTCTTTGTCATTCTTAAAAGAATCTTTAATATCACTTGCTTCATAATTATTATCGATTAATAAATTAATCAACGTGTCGGCCGCATCGCTACGGTCATTGAAATCAATATGAGTACGTAGTGCATCCCATATTTCTGCTGTAAAAGCTAAACTCATTCTGTAATCTCCTCCTCAGGTGCTACAGTACTTATCTTTGTAGTTGATTTTTGACCATATTCACTCATTACTGTATCTAAGCAACCGTCAGTATTTGCTTCCCATCCTTTACGAAACTTCTTAATGATTTCTCCATCAAGTGTTGTATAGACTAATGAGTTACCTTCTTTCTTAACAAGTTCAGCCTTCTCAATCATATCTAGTAGACCTGAATAAGGGCTCATACCTGTTTCATACGGAATCTTAACTTGTACAGATTCAAATGGTTTTGCATAACGAGTTTTCATAATCTTACATGCCGCACGAATACCTCGCACATCACTAATCTTATTACCATCTTCATCTTCTTTAAGTTTTAGTTTCTTCATAGCAACAACAATACTTGATGCGTAAACAAAACCTTGACCACCACTGATTTTATCATCTGGATCAAACATATCCTGACTTGCGTATGTGTGATTAGTAGCAACTAATCCAATGCCTAGTGAGCCAAACATGTTAACACAGTTACGAACAAGTGCTGTTAGTGCTTTAGGCTTACGACCCATATCACCTTTCATATCACCTGCTTCAAACTGATTAACGTCAGTCGGTGTCAATAGCATACCTAAACTGTCAATCACAAACAATACCTTAGGACGATCTGTTTCCGGTAATGCTTTGTAATCTTTAACGAACATAGAAATAGTTTTTCCTACTTCGTCAATCATAGCCATGTTTAGTTTAAGCAACTTGTTGTCATCGGTTGATACACCAAGTGCGTGTAGCCATGCTTCGTCAAGGGCATTCTCTGAGTCAACTAAGACTACAAAGATTCCTTGTTCTTGTGCGTGTCTAACGAGGTTTCCTGAGCAGATGAACGATTTTCCTGCGCCTGATTCTCCGGCAAAGACAGTAACTTTACCAAGAGGAACGCCTTTATTAAAATCACCGCTAATGAGATAATTGAGAGCATAATTTCCTGTCGAGATCCAGTCAGTAGGATCGTTAAATCCGATTGATAGACCTTCAATACTTTTTGTAATGTCCTTGCGGAACTTACTGATATCAAATGGTTTTGCCATTTTATTCCTTTATTGTTTGTGTATACCGTTAGTATATAGGTGTAACGGTTGTTTGTCTAGTATATCTGGACATTTTTCTGCGATAGATTCTAATTCCCAATCATTTGGATAATGACGTAATGCACCTCTAGCCCTATCTCTAATGATACTAGGGACACGAGGTGTCTTACCTGGATCGCATAATTCTTCCAATAGTTTTTTACCTTGCTTTATGGCTCGGTATCTTTCATCACTTGTTGTCATGGAGTTCTCCTTAGGTAGGGAGCATTGCTCCCTATTACCTTTTAAGACTTATTTTGTCTAGCACGAATCATTGCTAGAATATCTTGTGCTTTGTCACTTGATGGTTGTGCTGTAGGAACCTTAATAGATTCGGCTGCGGCCATTGCATCTTCTTCCCATGGTGCTGAAGTTTCTGCTACGGGGGCGGTTGCGGGTGCTCTAGTTTCAGTAGTAGCTGTTTGTTTTTCCGCGGTTGCTCCTGCAGGTGCTTCTAGTCCCCAAGGACGATAGTAACTGCCCCAACGCTCTAAGTCATATGGTTGACCGTCTACACTTGCGTCAAACATTTCTTTGATTACACGCAACTCTGCTTCTCCGGGACGCTTTGGCAAGAACTCTGCCAAATTGTACAAACCATGTGCTTCAATAGCGGCTTGCTCTGCTTCGGTCAATGCTGACTCTTTACGTGCCCAATTACTGGTTGAGTAATCGGCATAGCCACCTTTACTTGTTTTCTTAATGTTCAAATCAAGACCACGCATAAAATCTGTTGGCAATTCTTCCATCTCAGGATCCATCAAACTTGCTTTAATGATTGTAAAGATTTGCGGACTGATAATGAATCTACGAATCGGGTTAGCTGGTGTTTTGTCATCACCAATTGGGTTTTGACGAACAAAACCTTGGAACAAATAACTGCGTTTCTTCCAGTATTTGTTTGCTAGTTCTTTCAATGTTTCATCTTTGTACCAAGGACGAACCTCAGTTAGTATTGGGCATTGTGCTTTTGGATCATACATCTCAACGCAAGGTACTTGAACCTCAATACGTTTAACGTTAGGATCACCTTTAACTCCATTGAATGGAAGTTTAATAATTTGTCGTTCTACCCAGAAGTATGGGTTGTTGCTATCTGCATCAGGCAATAGACGCAATGTGGCTGTTGTGCCTTCGTCCATATTCCAATGAGGGTAGATAGAGTTATCTGATTGTTTCTGTGTTGAACCAGAAGTTGATTTGTTTTCTTGTGCCGCGATACGAGCACGAATTTCTGCTAATGATGCCATGATTTTATTTCCTTATAAATTGAGATGGTCTCTTTTTAATATTCGCCGCTTCCCTATGAAGCGACTAACATAAGAGTTAGTATAGCATTACTAACTCTCAATGTCAATACTATTTATCACATATGTGGGTAAATAGATTTTTTTCTATGGTTTTTTAACCCTTTTAGATATAGGGTAATCCAATGATTTTGTCCAACATACGTGAATATGTCGTATCTAATGATTCACTTAATGGTAATTCTTCCTGATGTGATAGTTCAACAGGTTGTTTAAACAATGCCATTTTGACGATTGCCAAATAACTATCCATTTTTTGTTTAGTAATGATAGGATCATTACTATCAAATATTCTTTTTAGATACCAGGCTTCTTCCTGTAGCTCATACGATATTTGACCATCACCGTATGTGGGTTGTTTTCTGGATAATTCTCTAGCGTATGTAGATTTGAACAGTTTCATTAGTACTATTAGGTTTCTATCCATCCAAGCATTAAATTCCGGATCATTCCAATCTTTATATATGATAGGTTGTTGTTCTGTTAATTGTGTTGATTCCAATTGCATATCAACGTATCTACCTTTAGCCAACTCAGGATTTTGTTCCAAGTCTTGGAATTTACTAGGATTAGTTTTTGCTTGAGTTTGAGCAGTTGATATAACATCCTGTGTTTTATCTCTAGCAGTACTATACATGTCTTTCATTACACTTACTATTTTGTTGATATCCTCTGCATCCTGTTGAACACTTGCTCTTAAGTCTAGCATGGTATCTTTTTCTTGTTTCATAAAGTCATCAAAACCTTGAATTTTATCTTTATATGTATCAATGATGTTTGCGTATTTTTTCATATCCTCAGCATGTTGTGATTGCATGCCGGTGATCTCACCCTTTTTCTTATCAATGTATTTTGAGAATCTACCTTCTTTTTGATCCAATGCTGTTTGTGTATCTTTTAATTGTTCTTTAACTTTAGCGTATAGTTTAGTGCTAATAGTCTTTTGTTTTTCTAATATTGATACTAAATCTTTAATCTTTTTTAAATCTTTATCATCAAATGAGGGATTAGAAGTTATCTGTATTATTTCTCTCTTTACTTCTTTTGTTTGTTGTGGATCCATACCTGGTTTAGGTTGTATCATTTCCACCGATTTATTAAAATTTTGTATTTCGTCTGCACTTACCTTTGCCTTACGTTTTGTAACAGGCATATCTTGTTTTATGTTACCGCTCAGTTGTTTTAGTCTATCAACTTCACGGTCTGTCTCTTGTGATTGTCTTTCAAAATCTTGTAATTCTTGACCCAAATCATCAACTACACTACGTAAACGGGCATTCTCCCGTTTTTGTGTATCAATTAATTTATTTTGATTTGAATCTACCTTGTCTTTTTCTGTCATCTCATGGGCAATATACAATGACAATGCCTGCTGTGCATCATAACCGGGATATCTAGTCCTAGCTTTATATATTAAATCCTTATCTACTGGTAGGGCCTTAACCGTACCACTATCGATATTTTCATTTAATAATGCATTAATCTTCATGTTAGTACCTAAATTACTTATTCAACAAACGCTTAATAGCATCTAAATCTTCTTGACCTTCACCAACTAAATCACCAATTGTTGCTGGCTTGTGTGCCTTAGGTCCTTTGTTACGCCATTGTCCTGCTTCACCTGTAGCATAATCACCTGCGAACTCACCATCTTCTGCTACTTCTTCTTTACTGCTATACTTAGCACGTATATTTTGCATTTTCTTTTCGCTAGCATGGTCTTGTCCGGCTTTGCGTAATGCATCCATACCGTCTTTGCCATACTTCTTATCACCTAAGTATGCTTGTAGTGCGCTTTCTTCAACTTCATCTTCTTCAATGGTGTTCATGCGTTTCTTCAATGCGGACATGCCAGCTGAACTTGTCATATTCTTCTCATCAGCTTTAGCTAAATCTTGTGTAGTAACTTTCCAGTCACCGCCTTTTTCTTTACGTTGTGCGGCGGGTGTGTTGATTTTCTGATCGGCTTGTTGTGCTGGATCTAATCCTTCTTCTTTAAAGATACCCAAATCTTTTCCACCCTTCATAAAATTACCAGCCGGGTCACTAGGATTATCACGTGCTAGTTCTTTTGCCTTAACGTCAAACTCGGGCTTTTTTCCAGTAACCTGTACACCGGCTGATTTTTGTAAATCTCTAATTAGGTCTTCTTCACTACCGCCACCCAATTTGTCAAATACTTTACTACCAACTTTCTTAACAGTATCCATGATACCTTCATCTAAATCATCTTCAGGTAGTACGCCTTTAGGTCCACCACGCATACGATATGGACTACTTGCCTTCATGGTATCCATACGGGCCTTGCCCAACGTTCCTTTTTTACCCTTCTTATCAGTTTTATACAAATCATCAGGTCCGGCTAATTCTCTGCCACCTAGTGTGTCAAAATTAGGTTTTTTACCACCCCAACTAGGATAACTATTACCACCACGTAATGCTTTCATAGCATCACCTATAGAATGGAATGTATCATCAACGTCTACATTATTCTCGCCATCCTGGTAATGAACTTCAATTTCACCAGTCTTCAAGTTATGTTCAATACTTCCACTAGCATAATAACCACCTTCACCATCATCATACTCATATTTTTCTATGTTAGGATCAAACGATTTTTCTTCATGCCAACTAGACCAGCTACCACCTAACGACTTAAGTGCTAGCCCTAGATCGCCTTGACCTAATGGCCCTTTACCTTCAGGAACACCAATTGGATTAATAGCTTGTTGACCGCCGTCACCCTCTTCTAAATCAGATTCAGTTAAACTATCAGCCCATTCGCTTAATTCATTAACTTCTTTCATCTCAGCTACTTTCTTGTGTAGCTTATTCAATATTGGCATTACACTTTCAATACGTGGATCTAATGTTTCTTGTACAAACAACTCATTCAAATTGTTTTCTTCCGTATCATCTTCCATTAATGGTGGAGTATATGATTCAAAATAACTATTGTAACCACGTGAACCACGCATCTTGCTTAATGATTCTCTTAAACTCTGGTAGTGATTGATACCTTCATTAACTAACTGTTGTGCTGATTCGTTGAACTGATTGTTACGTGTAGCACGAACAAATGCACCCATCTTGTTATATTCTTCACATAAGCTACCAATATGATTCCAACGGTCATCATGTGGTAAACCACCTTCAGCTAAATGACGAGCATATATCTGAGCAATACCTGGCTTAGTTGTAGGGGCAAGAATTCTTTCACCTTGTGTATTCTCTAAGAAGATACGGTTTACATTACGATAACGTTGTTCACCTTCTTCAATTTGACGACTATGTTCAATAACAATTTTAACTGTTGGAATATTGTCATTATAACTAGCTTTCTTACCCATTGGATAGTAGCCTTCTGATATTCTTTCTTGCTTTTTCATATGTTCCCTTTTTGCCATATCATATTTTAAATGGTCTCTGTTTTTAACTTCAAAACTTAATTGGTGTTGCTGTGCAAAACGCTTTAAATGATTCAATAGTTTATACCATGAATCGTCGCCGCTAGCAGATACTTCTTTTTCACTATTAGCAACATCATCACCAAAATAAATTACTAATTTATGTAATCCATCAATAGATGCTGTTACTGTACCGTATTCTTCTCCGTCTTTAGTAAACTTAAACTGAAAGACTTCTGCTTCTTCAGGAACTGGAATTTCCTTACCTGAAGTGTCTAATAGTGTAGGAGCATATCCTCTACTACGTAATAGCTCAAATAATGAGCGGTTGATTGATTCTTGATTTTTAGCCATATTGTATTTATCTTTTACCTCTTAGCTTATAACCGCAAAGAAGGGCAACGGAGCTATATACTCATCGTGGTCACGAATCTGTGTCTCTAAATTCACATGATAATCACTTAAATGCTGTAACATTCGTGTCACTAATAGACTAGCCATAATCAAATCATCCGTGTCACCAATTTTAGCGGCATAACTACCACCATGTGCTACAAATGCTTTTAATTCACTTATAAGACTACGACTATTTACAGTCATTTTCTTACTTTCAACCAATGTTTTAAACTTGGCACAACTTGCTAGTTTACTTTTATTAGTAGTATTGAATCCTCTACGGCCTTTACCTGCTTCACTAATAAAGATACCCGAAATGTTGCTTTCTCCATATTCATTTAATGATATGATAGCGGCTTCTCCTATACCATTACATTCAATACTATAATAGATGTTGTTGGGTTCGTTAGTACATTCTGCTATATATTTGTTTATCTGTGCCAATAGTTTGATTTGACTTGGGATATCAGTTTTATTATGTTTCCATTCACCTACTTGTGTAGTGGTGTTTGCTTCATAGATTTGAATAGCAGCAGGGTCACCACCTGTACCTAAACTTGGATCTAGTCCTACACAATATATATTACCCTTCTTTGGCTTCTCATACCAACGAACTTGGCCTATACGACTTACAGGTTCAATACCTTCCATCATTAATAATGTGTTTGGATTAATCAATGTCTCGTCAGCAATAATGAACTCACAACCAATCTCTCGGTTGAAACGATCCTCACCAAGCTGTGCTTTCATTTCATCAGCCCACTTTTGGTCTCGTCCTGGTTGCTCATTCCAGAATGCTCTATATGCTCTGAATCCGTTTACACCTAGTTCAGTTGTATTACCAAACTCATCTTCAGTCTTGTTGGCGCCCTTCCAGATGAACGCAAATTGATCCTCGTCACTGTTTGGGGTGCTAGTGATAATAGCTTTACCACCAGTAGATAGTGTTGGGGTGATAGCTGTCCAGAATTCTTTAGCGATACTTGGTCTAACGAATGCAAACTCGTCTAAGTATAATAGTGTAATAGACATACCACGACCTGTATTTTCAGTAGTTGTGGCACTTACAATACGACTACCGTTCTCAAAATCTAATGATCCTTTATTATATGTTGTTACACCTGCTTTAATGTGATCAGGGCAGTTTTCATATGCATAACGAATACGTTGCATAATCTCCTGAGCACCTGTATATTTGTGTGCCGCAACTAAGATAGTACTGTCTGGTACAAACATTGCATACCAGAGTAAGTAACCAGCCGCTGAAGTTGATTTGCCTGACTGTCGAGGCATCAAACTGATTGAATAACGATAGTTATGATATGTTTCAATCAATCGTTTTTGATAGGGCCACGGATGATAAACCATACTACCCTTTGTAGGGTGTTGAATCATAAAGAAGTTATCCATAAAATATAGATAACCCGTATCTGGGTCACAGCATTTAATAAAATCCTGTAGTTCTTTGTCAGTTTTGAAAACTGTTTTAGTATAAGGATTTTTTACTAATGAAGGTGCATTACTCATAACAAGTATTTATATGAGCAACTTATAAATGGTATTAAAAAGCACTCCTAAGAGTGCTTGTTGTTACTTAATATCTAATGGTCGTTGTTTAGTAGCAACTACACAATAGTATTTTTCTTTCATTTCTAATGGCTTATCAGCATCTGCTGGATTGGGAGCATTTAAATCAAACTCAAAATTGTCAAACTTATTGATAGAAAATCCGGTACGTTCTAATAGTGCAGCCAATTGTTGCTCACCTAAGATACTATAATGATTTAGATTCCATTCATGTCGGCGATCTGTATCTGGGGCAGGAACTTCGATATAAATCTTACCACCTTGTTTTAATATACGATTGTATTCCATTAAACTAAAGATAGGATATGGACTATGCTCTAGTGCATGACGTAAAAAGATAAAATCTACACTTTCATCAAAATATCCTTCTTTTTGCGGCAAAAAGCTTAAATCATATGTTTTAATAGTATGACCTTTACTTTCACATATTTTGATATCACCAGGACTTAGTGTAACGCCGATAACATCAGTGTAACCTCGTTCCTTCATCTCATCTAAGAAATAGCCAGGGCCACAACCCAAATCTAAGATTTTACTAGCTTTAGGTAGATCCATTGGATCAATATATTGTTTAATAACTTGAGAAGTTAGTTGTTTATGAAACTGACTGTCACCTTCTTCATAAATATGAGCAGTGTAAAGCCATTCGTTATAGAATTTAAGTTTAAGTAAGTCTAGTGTGTTGTTGATATCAATCATTTAGAATCCTGTAATTTGATATTATTACTTATTCTAATTGATGAGGCTGAAATTATTTTCTTTTGTAACCTTTAAAGGGTTTAACAGTACTTTTAATATTTGTACTATCCAATTCTTTACTTTTTAAGTCGCCCTTATTTAAATCGTGATATTCTGATCCTGCCGCTTTATATGCCATCATTAACATATCACTTTCTTGTTGTGTATAGGGTGCGGCAACATCGTATCTTCCAGCCCAACTTTCACTATCTATGTCTGGTATAAAAGTTCCATCAGTTGAGGCAGCAGCCATCATTATTCTATTCAATTCATATATACGGTCGGCTGCATTTTCATCACGGAACTTATGCAGGCCTTTTGTAGACATTTGTTTTCTATTTCCTATTTTTCCGATTTTAGCTTCGGATATAAATTCATTTGCTCTCATCTTTTATATCCTTTGAATCCTTTAATTGGCGACTGAGTTAATGTATCATCCATCTCATCACTTCCAGGAGTACTTACCATTTTCTTACCGGATTTCCCAACTTTCTTTAATGCTTGGTCAATAGTTTTACCAAGTTCTTTATCAAACTCAGATGACACAACTTGATGTTCTCCCCAACTACTTTCTGCCCTAAACTCCGGCTCAAATCCATTCTTTACATTATCGTTGCCACCTTCGCCCCTTACTGCGGCAATCGCTACACCAAAACGATATAAATCGTAGAAGTCATTGTTCTTTAACTCTGGAATAACATATGTGTTAGGTAGGGACATAGTTGCTAAATCTAAGCCATCGTGTACTTTACTCAATGTTGTTTCAGTAATAAATTCTTTTGCTCTCATTAAGATTCCGTTGTTAATATCAAATCAGTTTCAGTACCCAACAGATATCCACTAGCATATCCGTCCAATGCTATCTCATCGCCGGTTGTAGGAACTACGTTTGGATAAGTAACTACTGCTGAGATAAAATGTTCTAGTACAACATTTACTATAGGATTAATTAATACTCTAACATTGCCGCCTGATACGTCCATGTCATAACGACAAATATAATTACCCTGGAATAGTGTTGAATGACCACTGAATCTAACCCCTGCTAAATTATTAGTAATAGATGAACTAAGTGTAATATCCTGCATGTCAGGAGTTCCTGGATCACTTGAACGAATTTGAAATTGGCCCTGATAAAATTGTGATGTGGGAATTTCAAATATTACTTGGTTTGGCGCGTTTCCTACAGTGTAGGATGTGGAAATAAGAGTAGTAGTAAGGAATAAATTACTGAAGTTATTATTAATTTTATTAAAAGCTACACGTAATGGATCACCATTACCGTCATTTGCTGTTGCACCAATATTAATATATTCTTGGTCACCATATGGTCCGGTTGATAACTCTAATGGAGTAGGAACACTTAATGGCGTACTAGGAGTAATTGTAAGACTTGATTTACTATCGAATGTGTTAGTAATATAAACATTACCGATGTTAAGCGTATTTGTATTACCAGTTGAAGTCTCAGTGGTGTTGTTAAATGGATCTACTATTTCTACTAATTCACTATTACTTCCGGTTAATGTAAACAGGTTGGCAAAATTATTATTAATTTTGTTAAAAGCTTCACGTAATGGATCACCACTACCGTCATTTGGTAAGCTTCCTGTATCAATAATTTCCTGCGTCATAATAAATCCTAAACCTATATAGTATTTATCAAAAGCCGAACCAATTCTTCTTTGGGGCTTCAATAACTATAGGGGTTTTACTACGCTGTATCTCTTGTAAAGCACGTATTGCTTCCATTTTAATTTGATTGTCTGAACTCTTGGTTAGGTCAATCAATACACTTATTCGTGCCGCTTCACTCATCGTGGCATCTCTGCTTATAGACTTCTGTGCTTCTAAATATAACTGAAAATCATTGTTGGTAGCGCAGCCGGCTAACAATACACACAATAATATCAAATACTTCATAATATGCTATTATTTTACGTTGTCAAATATCTTTTTCTGTTCATTATACCAATCTTGCCATCCATCTACTTTAGTTGAGCATTCATAATATAGTGAATAGTTATGTACAATAACCTTAAGCATTTCAGTAATAGCTACTTTATCGCCCTCAATCTTTTTAAGATTTTCGCATTTTTTCATTAGTTCAGGGGTAGCGTTGGGGAACTTTTGTTTTACAGGAACTACTGTTGTACATCCGGCTAATAATAGAAGTATTAATAGGTATTTCATTTTGTAGCCGCCTTATTCAACTCAGTAGCTTGATTATGTAAGTCTATGATTTCTTTAGGAACTGGGCAGTTCTCAATATACTTGATAACTTCCTCTTTTTTGATTACTTCTTTATCAACGTACTTGATAATATCTTTACCCTTTTCACGTACAACCTTGGTTTTTTCTACAATCTTTTCTTGTATTTCAATGTTTTTGTTAGCAGATTGTGCTTCAGCTTTTGCTACTTTAGCTTCCATTTCTTTGACTCTGAGTTCCCACTCTTTATAGTCAGCTAATCCTCCCTCAAGATATACACCTAATACTAACACTAGCAGGCTTATTACCTGAATAGCTAGTTTATAAGTTTTAACAAAAGGAATGAATCCTAGGACGAATCCTGCGATTGTGCCCAAAATACCTAATCCAAAGATTATATGTATTGCGGCTTCTGGTAGTATTGATAGGATGAACATAGTACCCTTATTTATGCTTCTTATGTTGTATCATATCCAAAGTGCAATCACATTTATTTCGGGTACATTCAACTGAGGTAGTTGCGAATAGAATTTCATCATAAATCGACCATTTTTGTCCCTCTCCGCATATTGCCCGTTGTATAGTATCATGTGATATGCGTATGAACTTTTTACCTGCATCACAAAGATAACCGTTAAAATTATCTTCCCCTCGCTTTATAAAATTGATAGCATGATCCTTTTTAGTTGATCCGTCACTATAGGTAAACTGTAGTTGTCCGCTGTGATATGTATATTTTGGTGGTATATTAGATTTTGGTTTATTATGATATGTTGGGGTTACTTTATTGCTATGTAGTAACAACAGCTTTATCTGATTTTCAGAATACTTAGACATTCCAAATTCATCATTTATTTGCTGTAGGTTAATCAATGTGGGACAACTGTTGTATATTTTATAAAAGGATTCTACAGCTACGTCAAAATATTTAGGAACACAAGTTATATTTGTCGTAACTACTGTGTCAATATCTTTAAAAACATTAATTACATCTATGATATGATTTACATCTGCGTTTTGTTCAGGGTGCATACTTACTGCAATAAAATCAACACAGTTAGCTTCTTTTAACTCTTCCCAATAACGTAATGTCCTTGAACCATTTGTGATGATATATGTGAAGTTACCTGTACTTTTAATAAACTTTAATAGTTCTATTAACTTAGGATACAGTGTAGGTTCACCACCAGTAAGTTTAAACCAAACTTTTTTATCACCGCTTTGTTCTATTAATCTTTTACATGTGTCGATGTATACATTAATGTCTAAATATTTCTTATCACCTGATTTAAATTCATCTGAACAAAAACTACAATCATAGTTACATGTATTTCCCAACATCCATTCAACTAAGTTATATTGTTGGTCTGTAACTGATGTTACTGTTAACGGGAATTTATTCATCAACTATTTATAGAATGAATGCACTTTGCTTGCAATATATTCTACTTCATTGTCATTTAATTCTGGATATAAAGGAAGACTTAATACTCCCCTGGACAATAATACACTATTGCTCAATAGGTCAGGTTTGGATAAATCCTTGCCAATTGGCAAATCACCTAATACGTATTCATAATGTACTTTACTATCAATACCATCAGATGATAAATGAGTATGTAAACTATTGCGATCGGATAGATACATTACAAACTTTTGATGTGCATGCGGATCTTTGGTATCAGATAAACAATTTAATGGTAAATCTTTAAAACTATCACACCAATACTTAGCAATAGTTGCTCTACGTTTTTGCCATTCATCAATGTACTTTGCCCTGACTAGAATTTGAGCACAATCTTGCTCACTCATCTTACTATTAGTACCGGCGTTATAGAAGTAAGGTTTGTTATTATCTCTATAACTTGACGCATAGAGATATAGTTTTTCATCATTGGTTACGATGGCACCACCGTTACCTGAACTAGGTAAATTCTTTGTGGGGTCAAAACTGATTGACATTCCTCCACCTACATCACCGTCAGCTACTAACCAATGTTGTGCTCCGTCGACTATTACTCCATATGCATCTGGGTAAATAGCGTTAGGCCATGGCTTACGCCCTGCAAAGCCCATCAAGCAATCATATACGCCGGCACTGTTCCCCATTTTAATGATACCATTCTTATCAGTATCAATCAACTCAACATCCCATTCAGCAGTTAAGAATGCATTCAATGTTGCAGGATATGTTATATTAGGTATACGAATCTTTGGATTACCCTCCATAGTATCACTATGTTTAATCTTTTTCCAACGGGCAATAATCTCTAATGCTTGTGTACCTGAATGAACAGTTATAGCATATTTTGTTTTGGTGCGGTGTTTAAGCCATTCTTCAAATGACCGAGTATAATGTCCGCCTACTAGTCTCCCGTCTTTTAGAGCACGGTCAGTAGCATCTAGTAATTCATCTCTTAAATTACTGTACTGTCTTTTTAGACCGAAGTGAGAAATTTGCATTTTTTGCCCATTCTATATAACCACCGTTACTAACAGACCACGGACAATATTGTTCCCATAACGCATTTGATTGGTCAGTATGTTCTTTCATCAACTTGTCTACATTGACTCTGGATTTATATCCGTCTAGAGTCCAATCGTGTGCTTTTAATGCAGTTTCTAATTCATTCATTTTATTTTATCCTGCCAGTAACTTGATGTACTAAGCCATTTATAATATTTTTCAAATCCTTCTTCTACATCTACCTTAGGATCATATCCAAAGTCTCTACGAGCGGCATCAATGTTTAATGCACCACGACTAGGGAAGTCTTTGTCTTTATCTTTAACTACCAGAGTTCCACCACCAGCTAGTTTTAATGCTAGTTGTGCGGCTTCTAACAATGTACGACTGTGGCTTTTTGTAATGTTGTACGTTTTGTTATATGTGTTATCACTTAGTGCTGCCGCAACAATGCCATCTGCGGCATCATCAACATAGGTGAAGTCTAATGTTTCGTTTGCACCATTTACATTTAGTGTGCCGCCACGCATTGCGGTAAGCATAAACTTAGCAATAACACGATCCTCAACATCTAATTCACCGTATACAGCACTAGGACGAATGATAGTATGACTAAAACAACCACGACGGCTATAATCTTCTACTAACCGTTCTCCGGCCAATTTCATAATGCCATACTGTCCTTGTGGCTTACAGTTATAATCTTCTGTTACGTCATCTGTAAAATCACCGTATACCATTGAACTACTGATATAAACAAATTTCTTTATTTCATGCTTCTTACTAACTTCACACAAATTCAATAGACCTTCCATCATTGTTTTTGCTCCCATAGTTGGATTAAGATTAACAACTTTTTGTCTCGGGAAGCTAGCCATATGAATTACAATATCAAACTTGTATCGACCAAATAACCAATCAATACTTTCACTAGAAATGTCAATCGCATGGATACTGCCGGGTTGAATTTTTTTCAACCTTTCTGTCATTAGATAGTCAATCTCATCTTGCAGGATAATACCGTAGTTAGTTCGTATATCGGTAATAGCAACAGTATGCCCCATACGTTGTAATCTATCTACTACGTTATGTCCAATAAGTCCTAATCCGCCCGTAACTAATATATTACTCATATTTTAATTTCCAAAATGTTAATTGTTTATGTGTTAGATATGCTTTAATCAAATATAGTTGTCCATATGTAGTATAATCTACTTGACGATGCCAACTAGGTTTGGGATTAGAGTTTTCCATTATCCACTTACCAGCTTCTGTTTGTTGCCACTCATATATAGGTTCTGCTACAAACAAATCAGGATCTTCAACATCACCCATTCTAATAGTATGAACTACATGTGTGATAGTTACAATTTCTTCGCCAGTCTCGGACATATATACCTGATACTTAGGTCTAGTAAATTCGTCTTTAGACTGCCATTGTTGCTTTGATAGGGCCATCACTTTGATAGTTCTCCAAATGTATATCTGCCATTGTCATCTCAAATAAATTATTCTTTGATGCATTCAACATTAATGTAGGCAATGGATGTGGTTCACGTGCTAGTTGTTGTTTAACCTGTTCAATATGGTCTTTGTAGATATGTGTATCACCAGTACTGATTACAAGTTCACCTACCTTCAAATCACAGTGATGTGCCAATAGATGTGTAAGCAATGCATAACTAGCAATGTTAAAAGGTAAACCCAGAAAAACATCAACACTACGCTGATACATATGGCAAGATAGTTCTTTATTTTTGTTGACATAGAATTGACTCATAACGTGACAAGGGGGCAAGGCCATTTCGTCTAACTCGCTCACGTTCCAGGCACTTAATATGTGTCTGCGCCCATTAGGATCTTCGGTTAATCCTTTAATGAGATTTGCCAATTGGTCGACTTCTGTTTTATCAACAGCGAGGCGTGTGCCACCTTTGTGTGCCGCACCCATGTCTTTCTCTGTGCGATACTTGTTCCAATGGCGCCATTGTACTCCATAGACACGGCCGAGATCGCCTTTAAATTTCGCTTTGTGTTTCCAATAAGGTGATAATGCATTTGGCGTCCAGATCGTAACGGTATCTTCTCTACTACCATGGGTAATCTCTGCCAGTCTACGTTCATCACTACTGCCTTCAATAAACCAAAGTAGTTCACCGACACAAGCTTTCCAAGCAAGCTTCTTAGTAGTGACTGCGGGAAAGCCCCTACGCAAATCAAAGCGAAGATGACGTCCAAACACACTATGAGTGCCAATACCAGTTCTGTCATCTTTAAGTTCTCCGTTATCTAATATATCTTGTAATAGTTCTAAATATTGTTTCATAAATTATTGTATCATATAATGAGGGAAGCCCCGAATGTTCAGGGCTTTTTGATTAAAGTTTACCTAAAAGCCTATCTGTTTCGGGTTGCACTGTATCAGCAATACTTTGTACATTTAGTACAAATTCTACACTAACAATAGAATCTTCTAGTTCATTCAATTTACGACTAACAGCATCTTCTACTTGATCCGGATCTAAACCTTGTTGAAGTAACTTCTGGATGTTAATCGTTTGTTGCTTCTTACCAGTTAGTTTAATAATTAATTTTTTAATAAACTCTACTGGGATTTTGTTCTTCTCAACATCTTCAAGGATGTGTTCCCATTTATCGATAAAATCAGGCGACATTAGTTACTTTTTTTGTATATTTTCTTTTTTCCGGAACAACTACTTCTGCAATAACCTCTGCCTTTTTAACTTTAGATGCCTTTGCTGGCTTGGGAGCTAATGATGGATCTAGTGATTGAGCTTCTTCGGTTAAACGTTGTGCTTCAGCTAGTAAGCCTTTAGCTTCACGTTCCATTTTTTGTGCTTGTTCAATACGTTGTTTAGCAAGTGAGGCATCGCCTAATAAATCACCAGATGATGCTACTACCGGTGGTTGATTACCTTGTGGTCCACGCATTCTACGTGCTACATCAGCCGGATCTTGTAATCCACGACTCTGATCCAATTCAGCCATGCGTTTAACTGCATCTTCACCCAACTTCATTTCGTCTAAGATTTTATTAAGTTCATTTAACTTAATACGTGTATTTGGCGCAGGCGTCATTAAAATCATTTCTGTGTTGACTTTCTTTAATTGACCTTCAATATGTAAAACTTGTAGTATTGGTCTGCCGTCTTGTGTATAACTACGGTTCAATGCATCAGCTAAGTTCTCACTATTCTGGCCAATATCACTTTCAATACAACGAATTAATGCATCATGTATATTCTTATTAATTGTTTCTGTATATGTAACCAAGCACATATGAGGCTCGCCTGGTACTTCTCGGAAAATTACAGCTACTTTTCTGTCCCCGTGTTTCCCTACGTGTCTTGTAAAACTCATATTATGTTCTCCTTGTAATATGCTAAACTTATTTAATAAGAAATTTGTTCTCTACAAAATTTCCATATGCCCATTTACGACCATTTAAGTTCATAAAAAGTTGCTTCTTGTGGGTCCTCAAATGCAATACAACTAGGTGTAATCAACTCAATAATACTAGTTGAAATTGTAGGATATGTAATACTAAATCTTCCAGTCAATTTGTCCAATACCCATTGTTTAGATTCAGGTGTGCATGGATATGATGTTACTACAAAATGTTTAGGAGTATGTGTTAATTCTCTTTCACTAAACCATGTAATAGGATCTAAATGAAACTCTATCATTTTGTTAAATTATCTAACATCTTATACTTCTCCCAAGCTTCAACTACTGCAGGGGTTGCATTATCATTGGTAGGAACCACTTGCATCCACAATCCTTGACCTAATTTAGCTGGATGATTATATGGGTAACTGTGTCCATCTCTGCGACCTGCATCATCAAATACTCTAGGTTGATGTATCCTACCCGAATAATATAATCTAGTTGCTAAGGCTTTTACATTAGTAAGGTCATACTCACTTAAACCATATTGTGCAGGATTACGAGCATAAGGATTACCTTCTGCATAATATTGTTCTACCACTTGTATAAAGGTACTGTAGTCTGGACACAATGTACGAGTTACAATGAACATAACCTGATCCTCGGACACTTCATTTGCCATCAAACTAAGTAAGCAACCGCCGAGGCTTGTACCAATGTACATCATACAATCATCTTTCTATCCTGCTTAACATAGTCACTATAAACTTGTTTACCGTTATCTCTAATCCATTCTACAATAGGTTGTGGATTATCATTAAATGCTTCTTTGAGTTCATCATATTTTACCGTACTATTAAATTCATAAATCTCATACACACGCTGGCTATTTGCTCTAGCACGAAGGATCATCATTTGTAATGGAATACCCTGAGGACAATCGGGCACACGTTCTTCTTTAAGAATGGCAACAACTTTTTGTTTTTCCCATTCATTGTACTTACTCATATGCAAGTCAACATCATATAGACATTCAAGACCCTGCATGTCCCACATTGCTAGATAGTGCTTAGTCATCATGTTTTGATAATGTTTCCAATGCTCCGGATAGTAGTCTAATAAAAATATACAAGACTACTCCCAGTACCACTACGATAAAGCCATAGCCAAGTATATCTAATATCATGCTTTCACTGGCTCATCATAAATTGCATATGTACCAAACGGGGGATTAGGATTCTTATCACCATGAATGATCCATGTTGTATCACAATAATCTGCATCACCCCAACTACCACAGGGATAACCATCAGTAAACACAATCAATCGTTTTGGATCGATAGCATTATCTTTCAAGTACTTGAAGATACAATCAAAATCAGTACCACCGCCGCCCATGGGCTGATATTCTTCAATCAGGTCCATGTTCTCACTACTGAAGTCTTTGGGGTTGTATGTGTCAGTATCAAAACAAAATACATGAACCTTGTAACCATCAAAGCTGTTCATCATGCCGCCGATCTCACCCAAGAACGCTTGTGCTTGACTGTTGCTAATTGAACCTGACATATCGATAGAAACAACTACATCAATTTCTTCACCGGGATTCATGCCGGGCATGATAGCATCCATGTGCCAACCTCTACGTGAAGGACGCATCCAACTGTAATCTGAACGAATAGCACTAGTCAAATTCGTTTGAATTAAGTCACGCCAAGGCATAACTGGGTTAGTATGTTGACGAATCAATCGTTCGACACCGAGGGGTAACTGGCCAGCTTCTGCACTACTTGCGGCATTGATAATAGCTTGCTTAACTTCCTGACGTACACGTTCACGTTCCTCAGGTGTCATTGTGGGACGCTTACCTTTGCCTTCACCATTACCTTCATTATCACCCTCACCATCGCCTTCATCATCCATGTGGTCATCAATCATCTGATCCAGCAAATCTTCAATAGAGATTTTCTGAACATTCTTCATCAAGTCATCATAGATTTCTTCAGCCGCTTTACCATCATACTTTTGCTCATATAAGCAAGGTACTGTCTTAATAAACTCACCCACTTTATGACGTTTCAAATCTGCATTAACTGCATAGTCATCAGCAATATTCCAGATCTCAGGATCACGATTACCTCTACGACCCATGTGGTCATATACAACGTGTAACACTTCATGTCCAACTAAAAACTCAACTTCTTTAGGCTTCAACATCATAATGAAGCGGCTATTGTAATAGAATTTCTGACCATCAGTTGCCGCTGTACTACACCATAGATCAGCATTAATCAATTGCATACGAGTAGCAAGATTGCCAAAGAATGAATGACGTAATAGTAAACCAATACGTGCGGTAACTAATTTTTCACGTGCTTGATAGTCAATCTTACTATCTGTAGGTCCTACAAGATTCTCAAATTTCTTACTGCGACTACGTTTTTTACTGGGATTAATTACTTCACTCATATTGGTCCTTTAGTGTTTATGTGTCTATTGTAGCACATTGTATATTTAATGTCAAATAGACAAGCCACGATATCCTGCATCAAATGCAATACGTGCGTAATCCTGTGCGGATTCAATAGCATACAAGGCCATTCCTTGATCCTTTGTCATGCCTTTTGCTCGGACACTTTGTCCTAGTGCATAAAAATATTTCTTACCTGTCATAATTTTCCTTTTAAAAAAGGGTGAGCATTACACTCACCCATAAAATCAATTACCTGCGTCTACAATGTACTTGCCATACTTCTTATGGAAGTCATCAAAATTCTTCAACTGACTTGGTTCGATCGGCAACTTGTATGTCTTAAGTGCAATCTTTGCACCCATAACAACTAATTCAGTCTCAAAGTTTGCCATGATATAGCTAAAGAAGTTATCAGCCATTGTGTGAAATTCTTTGCTAGAAACTTTCTTTGTTTCTAATGCATCACGCAATTCATAGCACATTGAAATTGTCAATGAATACATTGCCGAGATTTCTTTAACTGCAAGGTCCTTGACTTTGCCTGATAAGATATCACTTGGCTCGGGCATACGACCTGCAATCTTGCGGTGTGCCGCAAACTTAACAGCAAGACCTTCACCAACAGCACCTGAAATCAAATTGAACAATGTATCACTATCTGTATCATCTTCATCATTCAACAAGTCACTAACGAAACACCATGATCGGGGTGTAGCGAATGCACGACTTGATGATTTACCATCAAACTCATACAAATCCTGTTTAGCAAAACTCAGATAACCCACAACGTCTTTGTGAATAGCTTTGTTAACAGCCCAGTTTTGCCATGCAGTAAAATCGGCTCTCATTTCTAAGTGTAAGAAACGATTAGCGAGGGGCATCGGCATACGATATGTAACACCTTTGTCACTATCACGATTGCCTGCCGCAACAATAACAACGTTATCAGGCAATACATACTTACCAACTCTACGATTAAGAATAAGTTGATAACCTGCCGCTTGAACTGCAGGGCTTGCACTATTCATTTCATCTAAGAATAGAACAACGATCGGGTATTGACTAGCAAGTTCCTCATCGGGCAAATCTACTGGTGCCGCCCAATCCATTTTATTGATATCACGATTGAAGTATGGGATACCACGAATATCTGTAGGCTCCATTTGTGCCATACGCAAGTCAATCATATGACCGCCGAGTTCTTCTGTAACTTCTGCTACAACTTCACTTTTACCGATGCCGGGAGGTCCCCACAAAAATAAGGGACGTTTTGCTTTAAATGCCTTTAGCATTGCTTTACGGGCCTGAACTGACGTAATTGTCAGATTATCTGATACTGATGCCATTAGATGCTCCTGTTAAAAATTTGATATATGAAGTATAGTAGAAAACTGATTTATTGTCAAATATCGTGCTGTTGTTTATTTACAACAACTACCCATTTGATTAACTAATCAGTTTTCTATCTTCAATACATGTATTGTATCACCGATTCGATTTATTGTCAAATTACGGCAGTTTTGTGTATGCTCTACTCAGCATAGTTTGCAATAGAGTACTGGCCCTACTTACGTTAAAGTTTTCTTGACGATAGTGCCATTTTTTCTTACGTTCTGCAATTTCTAGTAGGTCCATTAGTTGATACTTATCTTTTAAATCACGTGTGCCCATAAGCATTTTCTGCATATCTACAATATCTAAACTATACTCTACCCATTTCATTGTGCTATCAATCTTTTTCTTAGGGATCATCAGTGGCCCATCGATTGATTTTGTGTACTTCAATACATAATTTGCTATCTTCATAATAGGTCCTTAGTTAAGTGAAACTCTATTATAGACCCAAATTGATTTATTGTCAAGTTACTTCATTAGATTAGCCATTAGTAGTAATTTTTCTAAGTGATTGATTGCGGTATTGATATCGGCAACTCTATCATCAAGTATAGAGTATTTGCCAGTTCTGCGTAAATTGACTTCTAGTTTGCTTAGTTCACTTACCATTTTGTCAATGTTTTTGTGCATACGATGTAAGTCTGGGTTGTAGCCAATGCCATTCATTTGACTACTTAAGTCACTGCTTACTTTATTCCAATCCAATGCACGTTCTATTTTCATATGATGAGTATAACATAGTATGGATATTTAGTCAACAAAAAAGGCACCGTAGTGCCTTTTGTTTTATTTTTATGATTAGGTAGAACCGTAACTTGCGGCTGCTAAACTACTTCTGGCTGTACCAACACCTGTAGTATCTGTGGCAACTACACCTGTGTTTGATACTAGGTTAGTTATTGATGTGGTTGGATTTCCATATCCAAATATAGCTTTATCTGTGCCATAAGTTGCAGCCGCTAACGCAAATCTAGCAGTACCAACACCGGTTGTATCACTAGCAACTACACCTGTGTTTGATACTAGATTGGTTACTGATGAGTTAGAACTCCCGCCGGATAACAAACCATATCCAAATATAGCCTTATCAGTGCCATAACCTGCGGCTGCTATGTTACTTCTAGTGGTACCAACACCTGCTGTATCAGTAGCAACTACACCAGTGTTTGATACTAGGTTAGTCATCGATACTGGATTACCACTACTATTTTGACCATATCCAAATATAGCTTTATCTGTACCATAGCCTGCGCCAGCTAGGTTAACTCTAGCTGTGCCTACACCAGCGGTGTCATTTGCAACTACCCCTATATTATTTACTAAGTTGGTTATTGCAGTATACCCAGTACCGTAGCCATACCCAAATATAGCCTTATCAGTTCCATAAGTTGCGGCTGACAAACTATATCTAGCAGTACCAACACCAGCTGTGTCATTGGCAACAACTCCGATATTTGATACTAGGTTAGTAATTGATAACGCTGAGGGGCCAGTATCACCATATCCAAAGATAGCCTTATCTGTGCCATAGCCTGCGGCTGCAAGAGCATTTCTAGCAGTACCCACCCCTGTTGTATCAGTAGCTACTACACCTGTATTTGATACTAGATTGGTTGTTGATAATTTACCGCCACTGGTACCACCATATCCAAATATAGCGTATGCGAGATACGAAGGGGGAGGTAGAGTGATTGAGTAACCACCACTGAATGTTACCCCTGAAAAAACCATGTCTGCCATAATATATCTTCCTTTATCTTATTTATCAAAAAAGATTAGATAAAGAAAAAGGCTCCGAAGAGCCTTTAATAGGTATAATACCTTTTATGACAAAGAATATCCGGCAGCTCCCAACGTTCGTCTAGGAGTACCGACAATAGTAGTATCTGTAGAAACTACACCTGTGTTTGATACTAGGTTGGAGTAGTCATAAAAGGGATCTCCGTATACAAACATAGCCTTATCATTACCATAACTTGCGGCCGCCAAACTATACCTAGTCGTACCCGCAGTAACAGTATCACTAGCAAAAACACCTGTATTAGATACTAAATTAGTATCTCTTCCTGGTCCACCAAATATTGCTTTGTCAAAACCATATCCCGCGGCTGCTGCGTATAACTTAGCGGAGACTGCTTCAGTAATATCACTAGCAACCACACCTGTGTTTGATACTTTGTTGCTTGTTGATACTACTGCAGTGCCATTATAACCAAATGCAAACATAGCTTTATCTAATCCATAACCAGAGGCTGCTAGTCCATATCTAGCAGTACCAACACCTGAAACATCATTTCCAACCGCACCTGTGTTTGATACTAGATTGGTTAGTGATACTGAACTACCGTTTTCTATTTGCCCGTATCCAAATATAGCCTTATCTGTGCCATAACACGCGGCTGCATTCAGATATCTAACAGTACCAACACCTGAAACATCATTTCCAACCACACCTGTGTTTGATACTAGATTAGTTATTGATAAGTAATTAGTACCATTACTTCCATATCCAAATATAGCTTTATCAGTGCCATAACCAGAGGCTGATAGTCCATATCTAGCAGTACCAACACCTGTAACATTATTAGCAACTACACCTGTGTTTGATACTAGATTGGTCACTGATACTATTGCAAACGAAACAGTTTGCCCATATCCAAGTATAGCTTTTTTAGTTCCTATAATAGGATTATCTGTTGTAATACTATTACTTGCTGAACTTGGTGAACTAGTACCTGCACTATTAGTAGCAGTTACAGTAAATGTATAACTTGTACTACCAGTTAATCCAGTTACATTAATAGTACCACTACCTGCCTGGTTTAATGTTCCGGTAACTCCACCCGGACTACTTGTTGCTGTATAGCTTGTAATAGTGGCACCGCCATTATTAACCGGAGCAGTAAATGTTACTGTTGCAGTTGTCTCACCCGTAGCTGTTGCCGTTCCGATAGTTGGTGCCCCCGGTGCGGTGGGTGCCGGGGTAATACTCACTCCGGCTCCAAACGTTATTCCTTGTCCAATATCCATATTATGTCATCCTTTAATGTATTTAGCAAACTTATAAATTACCAGTATTAGTTGAAGGGAATGCACGACCAAGTCCCCAGATAATTCTGACAGCTCCTTTAGCACCGGCGCCACCTAGTCTAGTGCCGTCTGCGGCACCGCCACCACCACCGCCATAGCTACCACCATGGCCACCGCTGCCACTACTACCACCCTCAGCGAGTCCATTATTACCACCTGATCCTCCAAAGCCCCCGCCTTGTTGTGCAGGTCTAGTGCCACCGCTAGCTCCTTGTCCATAGATGCCAACTCCGCCGCCACCGCCGCCAGATTGCCCTGTTGTTCCGCCACCACCGGCACCACCACTACCAGCACCACCTGTTGCATTAATATCGTATCCATCTGCTCCGGCGCCGCCTGTTCCAGAATAGCCGCCAGCACCGCCAGCACCACCGGGATAAGAGCTTCCGGTTCCACCAGTACCACCGTTACCCCCACCGTCACCTACGTAGGTACCGCCAGTTGCATTTCCTTGACCATTGAGTAAACCAGTACCGCCACCATTACCTGCAACAAGGCTGCTAGAACTAAAATAACTTTGACCTCCAATATCGCCACCTGACAAGCCACCTGTACCAACTTGCACAGTGTATGTAAATCCTTGTGTTACTGCAATATTGTTTTTCCATCCTAGACCTCCACCGCCGGCGCCACCTGTATCATTTGGAAACACGAAATTACTATTTCTTGCACCACCGCCACCACCAACACAAACTACACATACGCTATTAACACCTAGTGGTGGTGTCCATGAATATGTACCGGGATCAGTATATTCT